TCAGAATCAAATCACTGGTACACCCTCGACGGTGAACCTATGTACACCGTTGAAGGAAAGAACGGTCTACAACGCCCTACAACGCTCCGTGACGCACGCAAACTGAATCTTGTACCCTCGGTGACCACTATCCTCAATGTGACCGCCAAACCGGGTCTCAACATGTGGATGCAGCGTCAGGTTTTACTAGCTGCCCTCACCCTCCCTAAGTGGGATCAGGAATCGGAAGATGATTACATCAACCGCATCCTCGATGACTCAAAGGAACAAGGGAAGGCGGCAGCGGATGCCGGCACCGCTATTCACGAATCTATTCAGTCCTGCTTTGAAGGCGGGGTTTATAGCGAGTCCCACAATCCTCATGTGGAGGCTTGTCGCGCCGCCCTTGTAAGCAAGTTTGGTCAACAGGACTGGATCTGCGAAGCGCCCTTCGCCCATGAGTTTGGCTTCGGCGGCAAGGTCGACATGTACGCAGATGATCTAGTGGTCGACATCAAGACTAAAGAGTTTGCCACCGGGGATGAAGTCAAACCTTATGACGAACACCTGATGCAGTTGGCCGCCTACCGAGTAGGTCTAGGTATGCCAGAGGCACGCTGCGCCAATATCTTCGTGTCTCGGAACGTGCCCGGTGCTGTGTTCATCCATGAGTGGACCGAAGAGGATCTGAAGCGCGGCTGGGCCATGTTCGCCAGCCTGTTGGCGTTCTGGCAACTCAAAAACAAATACGAGTAAACCAATGATTAAAGATGACCTGATTCAACAAGTCTTCTTCTACTGCGAGAACAACAACCCGGACGGGTGTTATGCCAGTGACGTTGACATCCTCGAGTTTGGGCAGAAGCTTGCCGCGGTGCTGACGCCCATGATCCGCAAGGAAGAACATCTCCGTTGCGTGGGCATCGTCAAAAACCTAAACCGGGAAGTAGCTGTTGCTCTCTCTGAGAGACGCCCTTAGAACCCAAAATCACCCATTGGGTTGGAGGGGATGACGTCAGGTCGGTATCCTAGCGCCTCATTCTCCCGGGCACGCTCACGGCCAAACTGTAGGGCACCAACGCCTAGAGACAACGGGACGCCGACCGGGGCAGCAGGGGGGAACAGTGACATCACGCCACCCAACCCACCAAGACCACTCAGGCCAGCCGACACATAGTCAGGCTTGTCCTTCCGCAACTCCTGACCCATACGGGCAAACTCACCACCGGCAAGGGCGCCACCAGCAATAGGAACGGCACGCCGAATCAAAGGCATCGACATCATGTTCCGTAGCACTGCTGTGATGTCCTCCAGAGCACTGGCCGGTTTAGGCATAGCTGGCGCTACAGACTGCCGAGGAGGAAGCTGCTCCAGCCCCTCTGAAGTTTGCACAAACGATTGTTTGGGGCCGCGACCAGTAACCGGATCAGTCGGAATCATCAGGCCCCGTTGAGGATCTTCAACATAGCGACCTACAGACGGCTCAAGACCCTCAATTCTGCCTAAAGCACCTGCGCGGTTTTTTACTGCTTCAGCAGCATCAGACATGCTAGCTGCACGCGCCGCCTCAACATCTGTCAGGCCAAACGCCTTGCCATAGTTGAAAGCTCCAGATCCGCCAGTCGGACGACCGGGAGTAAATCCACCTGCTGCCGGCGCTCCAGTCGGAGCCGCTCCAGCCGGCAAAGCACCAGCACGCGGCATCGCTGGCTCAGGGGCCTGTCCACTAGGCATCCCAGCCGGCTGCCCACTCGATGGCATACCGAGCGCTGTAACCTGCACAGGCGGCGCACGGTCCAACATTTGACCAATCTTGTACCCGCCATATGCACCGGCACCGGCAGCAAGATCCGCAGGATCGGCTTCACTCAATCGATTGATGACATCCTTGATGCTTTGCTCGTTCTGAGGAGCCATGGCAGTCGGCAGCGGTGCTTGTTCTATTGCCAACGGAGCCTCTGGAAATTCAAAGTCAATATCCTCTTCCGTGATGGTTGGCTCACCAGCGGGCTCATCTACTTGAAACGCACCATAATTTTTGATACTGCGAACGTAGTCCAGAGTCTCTTGGGGAAGATTCCCACCAGTGAAGAACGGATGATTAGGGCCGGCGTTATATGCGACCACGCCTAGTCTTGGATCGTCTGGGAACTTGTCCATGTAAGCCTTCAGGACAGTCAGGCCGGCTTCAATGTTGCGGTCTGGATTCATCAGGTCCTGCTTAGAGAACCCAAACTCTTTCCCTGTGGCAGGCATTACCTGCATGATGCCCACCGCCCCCTTGGGACTGTTCTCAACATCAGCACGCAGACGACTCTCTTGGTAGGCAACAGAGACGGCCAGACGGGGGTCAACACCCATCTCGATTGCACGTTCGATGATCTTCTTGGCAATCGCCTGCTGCTGCGGATCTAGGCTGCTGCCAAACGACAAAGGGTCAGCCATCACTTTTCTCCAAGAAAATCGTCAAGTCGCTTCGACGGGCTCTTTTTGTTAACACCGCCTCCAGCGCCCGGGGCACGTCTTGATTCCACACTGCTAGGCAACTGTATACCCTTGCCAGCCATCACTTGATCCATCAGGCCAAAGTACCGCTCTTCCAACTTGCTGTATTGCGGGCTCAAGAAAAAGTCTTCCGTATCTGGCTTCTTCATTGATTTGAAGAGTGCGGCTTGGTCTCTTTGGAATTGAGCGCCAAGCTTAGCCAAGTTCAACTTCAGGCGGAGCGTCTCTGGGCGATCGTCAATATTAAGAGTTGATGCTTTGAACAACTGTTGCTCAAAGTTCGATATTGAACCCTTGGCATACTTGGACATCTGCAACTGGAATTGCGTCAAAATTTGCAATGCCGTTTGATACTTAGCAATTTGCTCTTGAGTCAATCCAGCGGTTGTCAAGGCCTTCCGTATTTCTGGTATGCCAATGCTATATCCACCACCCATACCAATCCCAGACTCAACCAAACCCATCAAGGATGAAAACACATCGCCCTTGGCAAAGATGCCTAAAAATTCTCCAGCCGCAGGATCTTCAATAATTTTTCCAAGCACTTGAGCAGGACGTAAAATTTCTCCCGCTGCAATTGCAGAATCTACTATTGCGGTTTTACGGGCAGCCTCCGCTTTACCAACATCTCCCGCTTCAGCCTTGGCCCTCTCAAGACGAATGGCTCGATCTTCCTCTTCCTTCTTAAGGCGGGCCTCTCTCTCAGATTTTGTCTCCATGCCTCGGGGAGCCCCGGGGGTCGGCGTCACGCCGGTCGACACTTTCGGAACCTCTGCGCCGGTAACTCGGGTAGGTTCGATTGAGGGCGCCTTCTCTGCGCCGGGGGCGACATAGTCAGGGAAATACTTCTTCAGGGCCCGTTGAACTTCAGGATCTGATTCAGGCCGCGTCTGGAACGTAATGGCATCACTTTCCTCAATATCCGGGTATACCTGATTCCTACCGGGACCCGGAATGCGGGCATCGACAAGCTTTCCGGTCGGGATGCGACGCAACAGCCCAGTAGCCGCATCAAGCGTATATCCCTCTGCCTTCTGAAGGAACTTGGTGCGGTAATCCGCATAAGCCTTGGCAATGTCTGCGGGGCTAACATTTGGATTCTCAAGTAACATGGCACGCCCAAATTGCTTCTCAGACATCGCGCCCAATGGCGGCATGAACGGAAGGCCCGTGTCTTGTCCAGCGGCAGCTACCGCCCCACTGGCAGGCGCCGCAATGGATAAAGCGCCTCCAGCAGGGGCACCAGCAGTTTGCGGCTCGCCCTCTTCATACATCCTGTACAGTTGGCGCTGACGCTCCATGCCCAGACGCTGGCCAGCGACATCGGTCATAAGCTTAGCGATGTCCTGTTCTTCCTTGAACATCCCCTCTTCGGCCTGACGAACGGCTTTAGCTACGTTGCCAAGAGCCTCACCGGCCCCGCCGGTTCTAGTAGGCGTTAGGAATGCCTCCGCAGCCGCTGCCCAACGCGGGTCCATGAACCTGTTTTTGCGCTGGTCCAAAGACGACGTAAGGCGCTGAAGCGCCTCTTGGTATGAGCGATTGGCCTCGATGGCCTCTTCACTGATCTCCGGGAGATAGGACAGCGGTGCAGTTTTGTCAGCCATGATGTCTTATCCGAAGAAGTACGTTTTACCACCTGTTGTGGAGGTAGTTATCGTTGGCTCCGTGAAGGTAAAGGTCGGAGCGCTAGATCCAGATGACGAAGTGCCCGGGCGAAACAAGCCACCCAAGAATTCACCAGCCTTGTCCACAATTGTTTGAAGACCAGCATTTGCCCCGGCAGGACCTGCGGCACCACCAACCAACGACAAGATGCCGCTAGTGGTCTGGAACGGCGACAGACCATACTGGCCCTGTTGACCCGGACCAACCTTTGTCTCAGTGCCAGAGATGGGCACTTGGAAGTTGCGCAAAAGCCCCGATACATTGGTTGCCGTCGACAGCGGGTAATCAAGCTTGGCCTGCTCAAACTTCTGACGTTCAGCACCGGCTTGAGTCAGAGCACCAGCACCACGCAAGCCTAGGATCTGCTCTTGCCCAGCAATATCAGCCTGAGTCTTAGCCGCAAGATTCTGCAGTTGAGCTTCGTCTAGAGCGGCCTTCAGAGCGTTCTGATAGCCAGCAGACAGGGCACCGTACTGTTGGCCAGTAAGACTAGCTTGTGCGTCTGCTAGAGACTGCCCAAGGGCTCCGGCATAGCGTTGGCTACCTAGACCACCAGATCCCACAAAGGCGCCCTTCATGGTCGGGAGAAGATTGCGCTGAATGTTCTGTTGTTGCAGACGCGCCATCTCGTCGACGACGTTCTGCGTATATGGATCCATCAGCGCACTGATGCGCGACGTATCGATGCCCTGAGCGGACTTCGCAGCAGTCTGTCCAGCAGCAGTCAACCCCGGCTGATAAGCACCGGCAGCAGTCTCCATCTGGCCATAGCCAGTAGTCTGGAAAGGATCGTAGCCAGCGATACCTTCAGCAGCAGTCTTACCTAGCGCAGTCTGACCAGCTTGTGACAGGCCGGTGAGGTAGTTGGTGTAGTAGTCCGGCGCCCGAAGATCCTTTGTAGTGGTTTCGGTAATATTCGGGAGCGGACTTCCTTGGAAGAAACTCATGACTACCTCCTGCCTTTCAGGTACTGCAGCGGAGACTTGGCCGGTGGCGGCAAATCCTTGACCTTGGTAGACCTAGCACGCTTTCGGATTTCGTGCATCATTTCGTACAGTTTATCGGAACCGGCCTTGGTTGAGCCATTCCCGAGAGCCGACACAACATCAGCCGGGATCACAAACTCTCCGTCCGCGAGCATGGCTGGAATGTCATCAGACTGCCCATCACCCATACCAGTGACTGCATCACCTCGACGATAGTCAATCCGGGGCTTGCCGGCAGCGTGGACAACATTCAGGGCCCCATGGGCATTCTGGCCGTGCCTCGTGCCGCCTTGAGCGTAGGCAGGCACTATGCCGCCCTGTTTGAACATGCCCTGTTCCTCCATGCCAAACATCGATTGGTCAAAGATTGGACCAAACATATTTTGGTTGGCATTAGCAAACTGCAGATCAAACGACTGCGGATTCAGGGCATCTTCAATGTTGCCCTCTTGGCCATAAGAGAAGTAGTTAGGCACGGCTGCCCCCTGCAAGCGAGTTTGATCGGTAGGTGATGGTTGGATTTGTTGGGCTGCCTGTGGTGCCGATGCAACCTCTTCAAAGAATGGTGACAGCGGACTCTCAAACCTTGCCTGCCCACCGGTAATCAAGGGAGAAATCTCAAACGGCGGCTTCGGAATTACAGGCGATGACGGAATAGCCAGAAGCTGTTGGCCCCGTTGAATCATCTGCTGTGATGCAGCCTTCTGCTGTGCCTCTTCTTCTGCCTTGCGACGCGCCTCTTCTCTACCAACGGCAATTGCGGTTTGCTCTTGCAGAATCCGGTTCTGTTCAACAAGCGCACGCAACACCGAATCATCCGGAGGCGGAGGCGGAGGCGTTATAGATGGACTCGGGGTAATTGACGGCGTTGGGGTGATTGAAGGCGTCGGAGTAATTGAGGGCGTTGGCGTTATAGACGGTGTTGGCGTGATGTCCGTCGGGGATGGCGTAATCGACGGAGTCGGAGTAATTGACGGACTTGGAGTGCCGGTATTAGTGCCGGGAGTCGTATCAGCCGACTGATTTGCATTCCTTTGAGCAATCTCAATCGCTGCCGCGTCCCTGAATTGCTGCTGCTCGTTCTGATCAATTACTGAGCCGAATGTGTTGGCCACCAACGCCATCTCTTGTTCTGATGGAACACGGCCAAGATTCTGCTGATACAGATCCAAAATCTGCTGACGATAAGCAATATCTCCCGGAGTGAGATTGCTCTGCGAATCCGCGGGCGTAGGCGCTGCCGGAGGCGGCGGAGACGTTACATCTACCGGCGAAGGAGTGATGTCCGTAGGCGGAGGGGGCGGAGGAGGGGGTGGAGGGGGCGGAGGAGGGGGCGGGGTTGACACCGTGGCCGGTGAAGGGGCGGTAGCCCGCACTGCCAATTCAGGCTGTGCAGCAGTGCGGAATGTCTCAACTTCACCGGGCTCAATGGTTGACCCGAATGTTGCTCTCCAGTGGGCAAGACCTTCAGGATCAGCGGATCTGCCAAGAATTTGCTCATATAACTGCTCTACCGTTAATCCAGCGGTACCAGTACGCCCCTCCCCGATCGGGGTAATTGTGCGCGATGAATTGGGGTCGTTGATACGGATGCCAGTGGCATTGGCCAACTGCTGATACGACAGCATCTCTGGATTCTGGATACCCATAGCCCTAGCAGCGTCGACGACAGTGCGCGGACCAAAAGCGGTATTGCTACCAGCCATTTCGTTTGCGCGGTCAATCGTCATGCCGCTTAGACTGGGTGGTGGCACGGGAGATGGAACGACAACACCACTTGCCACTCCATCTGGGGTCCAATTAGGCACAATTCGACCGGTTGTGGCCGCTGCATCTTGCGCAGACACCCCAGCCCTAGTCAGCGTATCGTAAATCGACCGGCCAAACAGTTTTGGCTGCTGAGAGACATCTGTCGAGGGCGTCGTGCCAGAAGATAGGGTCGTCACAATGTTGCTGCGGACGTCAGCGGGGATTGAGACTCCTTGAGTTGCGGCGTCTACCTGCTGCTCGACAGATGCATTGGTATAGCGTTGAGCCAGTGCTGTGGAAATTTCTGGAGTAAAGCCCAACCCCTCTAGCGTCTCAGCGGCTTGCCTCTGAACATCTCTGGTTCCTGCACCGCTTGCAACCGCCCGCCTTACGTCAGAAGCAGTCTGATTCAAAACGTCTTGTGACACACCGCTAGACCTGAGTGCAGAGTTAATTTGATCAAGACTCACGTCGGCAGCACTGATTGCTCCGGCGGTACCACCACCATACAACGCGCCGAAAGCGGCATTAGTACCTATCTCACGCCAATCAAGCGGCCCATCCCTAACAATTGCCTGCTGCAGCCCGTTGATTGCACCCTCTTCGGCCGCCTCTCCCAGCGTCTCACTAACGGTTGTCTTCCCAATAGTCTTGGCAGCATTAAGATTGTTAGACATGGCAGTCTTAAAGCCCTGCTGTACAGCTTCACCACCGGCAGTTCTCTTAATAATCTGCTCAGATAGCAGATTGCCCCCGGGAACAAGCGCCACCGCTGATGTGACGCCAGCCGCAGCCATCGCAACCTTCTGACCCTTCTCATGAGCATCAGCGGCGGCTTGCGCATCACTCATGCCAGCGGCCTTGCTTTGCGTGTAAGCGTCTTTATAGGCGTCCTGATAAGCCGCACCAGCGGACTCTGCTGCATTCAGAACAAGATCAACTCCGATACCTAACTTGGCAGCGATTCTGGGGGCCATGGACAACATGCGGCCTGCGAATGCAGCCACACCCACCCCCGTTGCCAACATAGGAAGTTCTTGCACAATCTCACTGCCGATGTTGAAGCCGGTCATCAACGGACGATCTATGCCAGACCGAAGAACATATTCAACAGTATTGCCAATACCCTTGACGTTCTTGTAACCCTCCCAGAACTCACGCTCATCTCGCGTGACTTCCCAAGGCTTCATCGTCGCAGCCCATCGTTCTATAGCGTCTACGTTTTCTGCCAACTTACCGCTGGGATTGACCAATCCTAACGAACGACCCAAACCAAAGAATGCCCCGGACAACTGAGCGGCAGCATCAGCGGCCAGCGCCTTGGTTGCATTCCACGCGGTCGTCGGCTCTCCATTCTCAAATAGCTCTCTTGGACTAAAGCCAGCATCTTGGGCGTACTCAACCAACAGCCAGTCTGGATCCCACTTCTCAGACAAAGTCGGGCGACGGCCAATTATTCTGACAACATCTTCACCCAAATCACTTTCTGTGACCGCGGGAATATAGGCATCCAAATCCGGCCTGCGCGGACGAATGGTGTCCACATCAATAAATTGACCGTTGTCGACAATAAACGTCTTGCCAGTGTCCGGCGCAGTAAAAATTTGTGGAGCGCCAAAGTACGTTGTTTTGCCACCGCCATCACCGAAATAAGTCGTCTTACCGATGATGCCCGGTACGCCGGTCTCAAAGTATTCAATCGGCTTGGTAGTATCTACAGTCCCAACTTGGGTGTCACCGGTTGTCCGATTGACGATTTGACCACTAATGTAATCGAAGCCATCTTGAGCTAGCGAAGATACAAATGCTTCGGCCGGGTTCTTGCCTTCCCTGAGAGCATCGTATGCCTTCTGCGCCGCCTTGTTACCAGCAGCGGCTATGCGCTGCTTTGCAGGGTCCGTCAAATCCTCTTCGGAGATACCCGTTGCCTCAACGACATTCTTGCCAAGGTCTTTGAAGATGCTGCGGCCATAATCAGATGCATAGTCAATGCCGCTATCTACGATGCCATCGAGCGCCGCCGTGAGCGGATCTTGTCCATTCAGTTGAGCACGCGCAGAACTAGCCGCGATGTTGGCACTAGTTCGCGCCACATCATCTGGCAAAGTGCCCTTCAGGTTGTTGTAAACCTTTTGACCGACATAGTCGGCCACAGCGGCTATACCACCTTGCTTGATTGCAGTATCAAACTCACCAGTAGCAATAAGACCCTGCAGCGTGTTAGCGCCAACTATTGTCAGCGCCCTTGCTGCCGACTCATTCATTGGCACCGGCAGATAGTCATCAAGACTAGATATGAAGTTGCCCAGCTTGGCTTGCGCAAACGGGCCAGCAGCGCCACCAATAATCCCTGTAAGTACGTCACCGCCCGTGGCGGCAGCAGCGAGACCACCGAAGACAGCACCACCAGCAACTGACGCAGCAAGACTACCCTGAGCAAAACCTAAAGCCGTGCCTATGGATGGCGCCGCCCAAGGCGCGGCAACCGCAAGAATCAGCGCCAAAGGATTGTCAAAAATGCCCTTGATGAACCCGCCGATGCCACCACCACCAGTAGGGGTGAAGTGAGAATAAGAACTCAAATACTGCGGCTTGCCCGCATTTTCTCCGGTCTTGGGCACAAAAAATGTGACCTCTAAGCCGCCCTTTTTGTAGCCCTTTGCTCTTTTTTGGTAGTAATCGCCTTCTGGCGAGCTTGATACTAGTTTTGAGCCTTCAAATAAACTGTCTGGGTTAGTCTTTGCTTGATAGGCAGTATTGAATTGATTAAGAATTTCATTGGAGCTATTGATGTTCGCTCGAATATCTTCATTAGAAACATACGTCTTTGTGTTTTCATCAAACGCATCGGCCATCAATGACGAATTGAATATTCCGCCACCGTAGATGCGGGTTTTGCCTTGCATCTGTGAGAGCAGCGGAACACCCAGCTCAGATGCCGTAGTTACGCCTTTGGCAATCCGATCCTTTGACGCAGAAAGAACATCTTGCTCTTCCTGACTAAGAGACGAGAATGCCCGAGCGTTGTCTATCCGAGCCTGAATCTTGGCGCGCTCTGGCGCGGCTCCCGGGCCGCTTGCCGCTGCAAGCTGGCGCTCTAGTTCAGGCAGATTTTCCTTGTAAGACGCAAAGCCAGACGACACAACATTGAATGGCTTAGTCAGCGGCTCAACATCCCCAGCAGCAACACCGGCCTCATACGAGGCCCTCAACATCGAGGCTTTTTGGTCGTCGGTTAAAGTGAACCCTTGGAACGAAGCGGCAACTTGAGGAACCTGCAACAAGTTTTTAAACGCTGCGTTCTTTTCTTCGTCATTTAACTCAACGGTAAACTTTGGGATTCCTTGATAGCCGCGTGTAGGCTGTCGGCTGCCCTCCTCATCACTATCCGCATTCCTTTTTTCAAAAATATCTTCTAATTCATATCTGTTGGCTTGAGTTTCAAGGTTAACAATTTTATTTATTTGAGCATCTGAAAGGCCGGCCTTCTTCGCCTCATATTTTAGAGTAGCTATTTCCTCTGCATGAAATTGCTGAAGGTCAGAATACTCTTTGCTTTCAACACGCTCAATGTTGTAGTAAACATAATCAAGTTGTGATGCTGCGCTTTGAAGAGCTCCATCCGCGCTATAGTATTTTTCTTCTAAATCCCAATATTGATTTAATAACTTTTCGGGAATGTCATAATATGTGGTGGACGTGTCGTCTCCATATTCAATACGAGCATACGGACTGCGAAAAGCTTCTAATTTTTGTAGTGCTGTATTTTGCTCAGCTCTATATGGCGCAAGGTAGGCATCAGACGCCTCCAATGCAGCCAACAAACCCTCTATTGAAGTGGTATTTGTTACCGCTTCGTTAATAAGCTGTTCAGGTGTTTTGGCTGCCATCGTTCAATCCGAATTGAATGCGCCGAGCAGGGCAGATGCCCAGTCCTGCCAGTTAGTGAACCCTTCTGGGGCCGGGGCAGCTTCGTTGGTGAAAATGTCAATCGCCAGCAAGCCTCGAGCCCACTGGGTCCAATCGGTGTCTGCCGTAGGGATAGATAGTTGTTGGGCAGCGTACTGCTCGACCATCAGACAACCCCACGACTCAAAGGTGTGATACCGCGGATCGTAGATCAGTGCGTTAGTAACCACGGACATCCCCGAAGTCGGCGTTCAACAGAAGGCGGCCCAACTGGTAATCACCACCAGCCACGTTCGACACAAACTTGATTCGCAGTTCGCGCCGCTGCTCCTTCATGTCAATTTTATTCGTCGTCGGGGTGAACGTGTAAGGCCCAGTCGTCTCATCATCAGACTGCGCATACGGTCGACCAGTGATGTACAACTCCATGTTCTCCGATTGGAGGAAGTCTGGCTCTACACGCTCAAGACGCAGCCACTTGTTCTCACCCATTGGAGACGGCTGAGACGGCCCACCAGACACCCAACCCAGATCGTTGGTCTCAAAGTAACTGAGGATGGCCTCTACGTTCTGACCCTCGATTGCATCGGTACCAATCTCGTGTTGGTAGATCTTCACCAACCCACCTTCAGTAGAGAACGTCAGGGTTTCAGTGCCAGACGATGAAGCATTCCCCGACATCTGGATCGCTTGAGCATAGATAGCACTGACCGGGATTGAGAAGCCGGCACCAGTGCCGCCCAGATTGGTATTGCTGGCACTCAATACATCACCGACCACATACGCATAGCCGCGGAACACAATCGTCACCGTAGTCACTGCGCCGCCAGACACCGTGATATTCGCCGTCGCTGCAGCCCCAGAGCCGCCAGTGAGGGGGACGTTGGTATATGTAGCGTTGACGTATCCAGACCCACCAGTGATAGCCCCGAGGGTTTTGATCGCACTCGAGGTCACGCCAATCACAGATGCCCCTGCGGGGACACCAGTCCCGGAGATCAATTGTCCCAGCCCAACAGACATGTTGTAGGTATCGGAGTAGACGAAGGCTCTTCCACTGGTCAATACATAGGACCCAGTGGTCACAGTCTCTTCAACGGTGGGCTCCCAGCCGGCTTCAATCGGTCGACTAAAGACCTGAGAGAAGAACCCGGCAGACCGACGAGCGCCCGGAGCGGAGCCAGCGTCATACCAAGTCTGCTCACGCACGTTGTAGATGATGGCGTCAGTACACTCGGTGGCATCTCCTCGAGGGTAGAACCACCAGATCTCACCGTACCGGGGAACTTTGGTCGCCCAGACCTTCTGACGCTGGTTGTAATTTAGGTTGTCAAAGAAGTAGTTCTGATTCATCGGATTCGGAATCTCTTTGACCGTACCGTTGTACAGAAGGAATCGATCCACGCCGATCCAGTAGTAGATGCCGTCGTACTCAATCGCACACTGCGACGACAGGATCGAAGACTGACTAGTGATGATGTCGTAGCGCCAGAACTGAGGCGGGCTTCCCGTCCCACCCACATAGCTAACGCGAATCAGGCTATCGAGGCTCCAGAAGAGCCCAGAAGGCGCGTTAGAGCCGCCTCTGACAGGTAGCCCTTGGACAATCTTCCCAGAGGCCACATTGACCTCATTAGCGTCTGCTGACACCCAGTCGCTGGGATTACCCGCAGAACAGTTCCGGATGAGACCATCGTTACCGTAGACGAACACATACGGATGCAGAGAGACGACTCCACCGGACACAGAGACGTTGTTGTTGAACGTGGCCACCACCGTCGACGCCGGCACTGCGTTAGATAGGACTACGGTCGTCGTGGAGACGGAGACAACGGTTGTATTAGCCGGAATCCCAGTGCCGGTCACAGTTTGTCCTGCGCCGATCAAAGGATTGGCGGCGGCAATTGTGACGGTCGTTGTGCCGGTGGCCGTAATGGTGTCGGTAAAGACACCAATCTGACTCATCGTCGTGCCGGTGATGTCACCGATTAGGACAGGAGTGTTGGCCTCACTGTCGATTGCAGCAAGGTTCTGCCCCGGGTGAGCCAGCAGGGCTTGGTCTCCACCGCCTACGTCATACAGGGCATCCATCTGCCACAGGTTCAGATTCGACGCGGTGAAGTTCGACAGAGTCAAGTCAGATACCCCGGCACCGATACCGTTGTCGTCAATCTGCAGAACCTGCAGACCAGCCGAATAGCCGCTGTACACATAGTTGATGGCGTTCAGAGCATTGACCCAGATCCCCCGAGAAGGACCGTTCAGGTCATTCGTGATCAGACTGTAGCCACCCATCTTCCGCGGGCGACCACGCTGAAAGCGCACCCACTGACCATCGTTGTAAAACTCTTTGTCAAAGATGGTCCCGTCGCGCTGGATGCCAGCCTTGGTATCTAGGGCAAAAACCTTAGCGGTCATGTAAACGTCCCACCCGATACACCGCCAGTGAAGGTGCCAGTCGTCGCAGTTACGCTACCGGCGATTGTCACCCCAGTCGCCGTAAGAGCCAGACGATTCACCCCAAGGATTGCAATATCAAACTGCCCAGCGGCGCTACGGTAGATACCGGTCGACGTCTCGCTAGCAAACTTCAGAGAAGGCGATCCGACAGAGCCGTCATCCAAACTGATGTTGGCAGTACCGGCCAGAATCGTGTTCGCGTTGAACAGGTTGACCGAGTCACAGATCAGCGTGGCCTGATTACCTGCCGTAATGGTTGCAGTGCCACCCAACCCAGTAGAGATAGTCACGGTGTAGTTACTAACCCCACCGACCGTGTCATTGATGATGTAGTACACCTGCACCGTCGGCGGAACAATGATGGTCACATTGCCCGTCAAGGTCCCGGTGTACTTCTGGATGACGTTTGAGGCTTCCGAGGTCGTTAGGGTGTAAGACCCAATCGTCACCGCCTTGGTCAACTGAGTGAAGTTGAACTGCGTCGACTTACCCAGACCCACCGTGTAGAACGTCGTGCCACTACAGACCACAAATGCAGAGTCTGTTGGCTGCAGAACAATCGAGGCCGACCCGTTAATCAAGTTGCCGCCAGATCCGGCAATCGTAAGGGCTCCAGTCCCGCTGTTACGGACCATCATGAACCAGTTGTTACCCAGCGTCGACGCCGACGTCAGGGTCAACGTCCCTGCACCGCCAGTCCACACATACGTCTGCGCACGGTAGGTGCCGTCCGCGGTGGCATCAGTAGCGAACGTCGTAACCGGGTGAGATTGGTTGAGCGTAGTCGTAACAGCGAGAAGACCGTAGCCCGCCAGAGTTGCCGCATCCGCGCTTGAGGAACCCACACCAAAAGCGATGTTGCCCCAAGTGCCTTGAGGATTCGCATTCGTGGTGATGTAGATGTACTTCGTCTCACCCGGAGCTATCGTGATGATCGTATTGGTGCCGTCGTAGTCCCTCACCGTGAAGCTATTAGCGCCCACGTTGCGAATCAAGGCATCGTTACCCACCGACGTCTGATTGGCAGGAGGCATACGAAGCTGAAGACCGGCAGACGACGCCGTCACCTGCATGATGCGGGCAGCGTAGTCATCCGTAGCGTTGCCGTTAATCGGCCACTCAAGCTGAGTGTTAGCCGTCAGGGTAATCGCTCGATACGAGACGTCCGTCGGCTGGATGACATTCCCGGTAAATGGCGAGTTGTAGCTCATGAATCCCTCACAACAGTCTGACGGTCACCGATACGAGAAACATCCTCTGCCTTCAGGACGTTCATGATGTTTGTGTACTGCGCCTGCCACATCTGCATACGCTCGTCGTTCTTCAGGAACGGCATGGCTTGTAGCAGCGATCCGTACAGCAGGGCCTGCGGCGCGTAGATGGTGAACCAGTTGGTTTGATTGGACGAGTCCAGCGGCTGGATGCGCTCGTAGTACGTCACCTCAAAGGCATAGTTACTAGCCGGCGTCGGCACCACCAGCCAGTGGGTGTAGTCGTAGTCTGCGTAGTATTCGGGCACGCCAGTCTGAGTCGCATCCGGCCAGTACGTGCGCAAATATTCATACGGTCGCAAAAAAATTGACTGCTTCTCCCCGGCCACCGTGACGTTCATTGACACCGTCTTGTGCCAACGAGCGGGCTTATCAATCACATCCTGCCCTTGAACCATGTTGCTATTCATCACAACACGGTTACCCAGAAACTTAATCTCGGCGGCAATAACCTGCTCCGCCAACATAATGAAGGTCGGAATCTTATCCAGCGTTGCCTGATCAGTACGCTCCAAATAGGTGGAGATGTCGTCGACCAAAGAATCGTAGGTTTGAACAGCCGCAACGGTCATTACCAACTCCTGTATTTGGCAGTCTTCTTGGCTATTTTCTCAGGTTGGGACACAAACTGCTTGCCTTGCGCCTTGCCTTCGCGTTTTGCGCGTGTAGTAGCAGCATATTCCGAGGGCGAAAGCGACTCAATTGCCTTCTTCGGCAGATACCGTTCACCGGTGGCCTCAGAGCCTTGAGTAGACGGCTTTCCTGACTTCGTACCCCAGTCCTGTTTGGACCACTGAGAGAGGCTGTTATCTGCCTTCTTGGGCCCCTTATAACCGCCTCCAGACGATTTGTACTTCTGGGTGGCTAGTTGGGCCTTACGAGCACTCCACTGCCCCGGAGAGCCTCCCTTACCAGACGCCTTCACTGAGGCGACGATGCGTTTCCACTTGCTCGGATCAGTCTTGACGGCGCTGCCCATAAATCACCTCGTAGGCTTGTCGGCAGGAGTTGTAGGCTGCTTGGAGTCTTTCGGCGTCGGCAGCGTACCCTGCAAGAAATTCTGCATCTGGTCTAGCCAGTTGCGCTCCGGTGCATCCAACAACATCTCCGGTACTGCTGGGCATTGCGTCGGTGGCACGGATTTCTGGACGGTTGCGCAGGCTGTCAACGAGAGTGCGGTACTTAGAATTAGCAACCTTAACAGCATCGTGCTTCTCCCTCTGAATGCGGTTGACTTCCTTCTGCATGCTGCGTTCTGCTTCGCGGGCCTGATCTTTTGCCTCTTGAGCCTCACGTTCCAAAACAACCTTCTCAGCATCCCACTTCTGCTGGATAACGTCTTTGCCAGACGTATAACCCTTCCAAAATGAAAAGCCGAGCATCACAAGCCCGGCCAGTCCGCCCAATACCCAACGGTTCATCAAGATCCCAAGCATTTCTGATACTCCTCTTGCCTGCGCTTGGTCAGCCCCGGTAGTGATTTACCCTTGAACTTGTCCCACTTGAGAATTTCTTGACACGCGCCTTTGTAGTCTTGGGCATTTAATCTCTTGACTAGCGTGCTCTTACAAAAAGCACCTTCACCGATATTGTAAGTTAGAGAGACGTAGGCGTCGAACTCATATTGATACATGGGTACTGGCGCACAACGCTTTACGGCTTTCTCAAACTTGTTTGCATCTTTTAGCAAACGTACTAGCGCACGCTCCGGAGTGATTCGATCACCCATTTCCACGCCTTCTGTAGTTCCGAAACCAATCGTTGGTACATCGCCTTTAACCGGCTCATATGCTTCCCCTCTATATCCTTCTTGAACAGCAATACCTACTAGTGCCGCTGCCGATAACCCAAGCGCGGCGACTTGAATCCTCATACCAGCCCTAGCATCTTGGCGACATACATCGCTAGAAGCCCGGCAGCACCCCAAACCGCGGCGTACACCCAGCCGGTAGCTAAGGATTGCTTGCCATCTTCTTTCTCAAGATCATCTACACGGTTGTCCAATCGCTCAATCAGATTGAAGATCCGTTCCTGAGCCTCAAGCATATTGGCCTGTCTCTCATCAATCAAAGCAAGTTTGGTCAATGCGTTCGCTACGTCACGCATTACAATTTTCATCTCGCCCATGTCTTCGTGAAGAGACTCTACCTTGTGGGTCAGTAGGACGATTTCAGTTTCCTGACTCATAACTCACCTGCGGAATAAAGGTTAATAGATGGACCTGCAGTGCCAAAGGCAGCACTAGCAGATGCAACGGAGACAAATTCTTCCGTGCTGGTAAACACAGAATCAACCACCTCGCTTTCAACCCACGCTTCCTCGGACTGGCTCCAGTTCCAATCACCTTCCGGCTTCGGATCACGCACAACCCAACCGGGCGGATACCACCAGATAACCTCCTTGCCCTCTGGAGCAACCGGAGGCTCCGGCACTTCAATCCAACCTTCTGTACCGTCAGTCTCAGGCTTGGGGATAGAACCTAGTTTTGAGTAGAGCATGATTAGCCTCAGAGAGTCGGGAACGCCGCAGTCGGCGGGGTGAAGTTGGATGTGTATCGGGCGTAGCCCTTAGTGATGCGGAGGTCGTCGATGTAACCCTGAAAATTACCTGTGCCGCCGTTATACGCAGCTATTTCAAAATTACTCGCGGACGTCAACGCACTTGTAAATGTGTCGCTTGCTACTGATGTTCCGTTAACATACAGTGTTACTGTGTTTGCATTTCTTACTGCCGCAACGTGGTACCAAGTATTAGCGTTAATTACTACTGCGGAAGCAATGTTTACTTGCCCCCCACTAGTGTCGTAGAGCCTGATTCGCAATTCTCCGCTTTGTACCCACCATAAAAATCCACCATTAGTCGCAAAACCTTTGGCTGTAATTGTTTTAACGCCGCCTGTGTCTGTGGAGTAAATCCAACACTCCATAGTCCAATTGCCAGAACCCAAAGTTATGTTTGGTGTGTTGCTCGAAACCAAGTAATCCCCCGTCCCATCAAACGCCATCGACCCGCCACCAAACTTACTCACGCTGGTGCTGATTTGCGCGTTACCAACGGTTTCGAGGTCGTTCATCATTGCGTTATCAATGATGGAGCCGTTGGTGAAGTTGGTGAGTAGGGAGGTATTGGTGATTGCGGTTACAGGAGCAGTCGGAGGCGTGAAGGCTGAGGTGTAAACGGCCGTGCCTTTGACGATGCGGAGGTTTGAGATATATCCAGTCAAAAGAGCACTGTTATCAGCGTCTCTACCAATGTCTATGTTTCCTGCGGTGGCTGTGTAATTGTTAGAGTCTGCGGCTGAGGCTGTTTCGACACCGTTCAAATACATTTTTGTAGTGCCACTATTTCTAACAAACGCTACATGAGTCCATTGATTGTAATAGTTTGAATAACTTGTGCTTAAAAGATTTGTTGAGCCATTAACGCTTTGCCAATATAATGTTCCGCTAAAAATTACAGATGCCCAATATCCTCCGGATTGGTCCGACGCAACCAATCCGTGTGTTGTGCTGCTTGAGTTTGCGTATACCCAAAACTCAACAGTAAAATTACCAGTACCAAAAGCAAACGCAGAAGAGTTTGCTACCGCTAAGTAATCCCCACTACCATCAAAGTACCCACTCCCGCCAATCGTTGCCGTGTCGTAAGAAGCAGTAGGGTTGAACGGGCTGAAGCGTTGTACGGACGTATTGCCGTTGACCGTGATGGCAAAGTTGTTAGTGCTGGCATCCCTAAAACGATTAGATTGGCAGGTCAGCAAGCTGGTACCGGAAATGGCAGTGAACGGAGTGGTCGAGGGCGTGAATGCCGAAGTGTAGACGGCGGTGCCGACTACAATACGGAGGTTGCTGATGTAGCCCTTAAAGATTTCTGTAGTGTTGAATCCACCACCCGCGATTCCGGGGCGACCAGCAGCCGCTGCTGCAGCATAGTTCGTGCTGTCAGAAACGCTAGTGATTAAAGAACCATTGACATATAGCGACAAGGTTCCGCTGTTGCGGACAAATGCAACGTGGTTCCAAGTTCCAACAGTAATCATCCCAGATGATGTTGAGATAATATTAGAACCGGCGTACTGCCATAACCATGAACCGTTTTGAATCAATAAACATAGATTGTTTTGAGTGCCCGAAGACCTAGCATCTAAGACAAAATTGTTGCCTGACGTTGAATCTGCATTCAGCCAACATTCAAAAGTGAAGTTGCCGGTTCCAAACGCAACAGAACTAGTAGCCGACTGCGGAGCCAAATAGTTGCCAGAAACACCGCCAAAGTAGTTAGACCAGTTACTACCATAAGGGCTAAACGTACCCTGCGTAGTATTGCCATTACGGGTAATGGTGAAGTTGTTGGTCGAGGAGTCTAGGAACGTATTGTTCTGCCCACCATTCGTGCCATTACCGGGCAAGAGCATGGTGACGTACTCAAAGAAGGGGTCAGGCGTCAAGATTCCGGGCCACGTGCCAGCCTTGATGTATTGGAGGGCTTGCTCAAGCGTCCAGATACCCGGAGCGGATGTGGTAGTCGGAATTACCGGGCTTTTAGTGATCAAGCCGCCGGGGTAGCGAGTGCTCATGTATTACTCCGTAACTTCAGGAACTTCAGCCCAACTTAAATTTTGTTCATCCCACGAATAACGCTTGCCGTCAGTAGGCATAGGAACAGGCGCTTCCCATTGGGCGTCAATGTTCAACACCCACGAAGCGTAAGGCTTGGGGGCAACGAAAGCGTCGATGTCTTCGCGGTAGGTGTATCCGATCCCAGCGTAGTTCTTACGCTTGTTGCCGTTGTAAGAAGTCTGTACCCAGCGGCCCCCGAACAGGCGCTCACAGAAGGCCGCACCGATGTGCTCCTTCTCTACACCGTTAGCATCCGCAGTGTCCTTATTGCCGACCACGATGACTCGCAGCACGACGTTGTTCTCATCGAGTTCAGCAAAGTGAGCCACTTTAGATCTCCAGTTCAGTCAATTCATCGGCACCGCCAATGGTGCCCTTCAGGAAGCTGTTAAACGCAATGCTGATGCGCTCTTCTCCGTCTACCGTTTGAACCATGTGAGTCAGAGAAGAGGGGAACAGGACTACGTCACCCTCATTCACCTCATACCACCAGCTTTCAGAGTTGTATGGATTCCAGTTCTCAGTCGGCAGTTTGATCTGCTGGTAGCCGTCACGATAGAAGTAGATCTTGTCGCCCTTGGCAGCGATGTACACGCAGCCAGAGATGAAGCTGTTGGGATGTGCGTGCTTGTGGTGATACTGACTGGGTTTCGTGTAATTAGCCCACGACTGCGTGATGTAGGGCTTGACGTTGTACTTGGGCGCGTAGGTTGCCTTCATGTACTCCTCAAGGCAGTTCTCTACGAACATGGCGATCCGCTGCATCGGCTCTTCAAACAGCAGATAGTTGTTCTTGCTAGTCGTGTTCCCGTCATTCGGGCGCTGCTCAAGACTACGGACGAAGGCAATCTCTTCCGGATTCAGCATCAGGTTCCAGAAACCTACCGGAGTAGGGAAGAGACTCTCAATTCTCATGCGGCCTCAATCATCTTTTGGAAGCCGGTGATTTGCTCAATCTGTTCCGGCAACAGGATGGTGTCGATGGAGTCTTCAAACGCCTTAATCTTCTCCATCGTATCCATGAGTTCTTCCCAAGTAGGACACGGGCGCGGGTCTTCCCAACGGGTAATCATGGTGTTAGAGATTTCCCACTTTGCACCCGGACGAAGCAGGTGCATTGCCGTGTCGATTCCAAAAAGTAAATATATCTTCGTGTCGCTCATTGTTAAGTCCACTTAATGATTACGATGCCGGAGCCGCCTGCGCCACCTCTTGTGTTGTTATAGGAGGCACCACCACCACCGCCTGTATTTGCTGTTCCAGATGTTCCGTCAACGCTGTCTTTTGCGCCATTCCCGCCGCCGCCTGACCCACCGGTACCTACAGTACCGCGCGAACTACCACCACCGCCACCAGCGTAAGTTACAGACGAACCTGAAATTGATGAAGCCGTGCCAGCGCCCCCATTGCCAGCAACATCTGAAGGAGCTGAACCGCCAATCGTGCCATTTCCTCCAACAGCACTAGCGCCACCGCCACCGCCAGAGGCAATATCTTGGTTATTTCTTACATTACCGTTTCCTGCATTACTGCCCTGAGATGGACTTACAGAAGGTGTATTTCCAGACCCTGCGGTACCGGCAGCATTAACAGGAATATTACATCCTGCGCTACCTCCAGAACCGCCATTTCTGCCATTTTGAAGCGAATCAGAATAGGCTCCACCACCACCACCGCCCGTTGAAGTAATGCTACTAAATACCGAATTAGAACCATCTGAACCTTGAGCCGAGCCGGAAGTATTTTTTGCACCGCCAGAACCGACTGTAATTGTGTAAGTGGTTCCAGCAGTTACTGAAAGTCCAGTACCAGTTCTAAATCCACCAGCGCCTCCAGCACCAAGACCACCACCGCCACCACCACCAGCGACAACTAGGTAATCCACACTAGATACGCCAGTAGGAGCAGTCCACGAACCAGAGGTATAGAAGATTGCGGTCTTAGCAGTAGCGGTGTATTTGATGATTACGACGCCTGAGCCGCCTGTACCGCCAGTACCGCTAGTTGTTGGGCCACTTGTAGCGCCAGCGCCGCCGCCCCCACCGCCAGTATTTGCCGTGGCACTTGGGGCAGTTCCATTGCCAACCAAACCATTTGCTCCGCCGCCAGCGCCACCAGTTCCAGCAGTCCCTGATTGAGCGCCACCACCACCGCCACCAGCGTAGGTTACAGAAGAGCCAGAAATAGTAGACGCTGTACCAGCGCCGCCGTTGCCACCATTGGTTGCAGCATTTGCTCCAACGGCAGATGCTCCACCACCACCGCCAGCAGCATAATTACCTGATTGAGCACCACCAGTTCCGCCATTATTTCCTTGGCTTGGAGAAACAGAGGGCGTGTTTCCACTTCCGGCAGTGCCTCCACTTGGATTTACAACACCTCCACCGCCGCCGGAACCTCCATTTTGTCCAGCAGTTGTCGTCGTAAAATATGAACCACCGCCTCCACCACCGGCAGTAGATGTAATGGTGCTAAACACTGAATTAGAACCATTAGACCCAACTGTTCCAGCGACGCCAGCACCACCGCCACCCACGGTAATTGTGTAAGTGGTTCCTGCTGTAACACTTAGTCCAGTACCGGTGCGAAAGCCGCCCGCGCCACCACCACCGCCACCATAGCCACCACCACCACCACCCCCACCAGCAACCACAAGATACTCAACCTCGGTCACACCAGTCGGGCAAGTCCAAGAACCGGAAGCAGTAAAGGTTTGGATGACGGTGTAGGGTTGCGGAGGTAAAGGCCAAGTACTGGCAGCAAGGTACTGAAGTTGCTGTTGCAGGGAGAACACACCAGACGCAACGCTGGCCGTGACCGTAGGCGGTGTGGCGGAAATTACCCCGCCTTTGTAGCGCATGCTCATTGTTTTTCCTTAGCCGTTTTGGGCACGGGGTTCTATCAGCTATTTATCTCCTCCCAGCTTGCGGTGACAACCAGATCGTTAGCCACACCAGCAATCGCACCGATCGACTGGTTTTCAAGCAAGTAGAACGATGTCGTCTTGTCGGTCACAATCAACGAAGCATCCGCCGGGACCGAGATGGTCGAGGCGATAGCAAACGCCGTACCGCTGCCAGCCGTAGCGTTGCTATAGATGTTGACCGTAACGTCCGCAGCACTCGTGCCGTCGACGTTGGCTACAACGATGCTGTTGATCTTGTACACCTTGCCCGACGAGGCAGCATTGCTTGCGATGCTGAACACGCTAGTTGACGACAGTGCTGTCTGTGACGAATTACCAAGAATGGTAGTTACGTTGACAATATTAGGATTAGCCATTTGTTAGTCCTCAGAACCCGAAAATAAGAGCCATAGCGATGCTTTTGCCAGTGTTGATACCCCCAAGATTCGACAATGCCGCGGATGCGGATGTCGCGCCAGTTCCACCTGCAGCAATTGGCAACGTGCCTGCCGTCAACGCCGAAGACGATGTCGAAAAGATGGCATTATTAGCCGCGGTGAATGTAGTCAGGCCCGTACCGCCGTTGCCTGTAGCCAGAGTGCCGGCTACCGTTACAGCGCCCGTCGTTGCGGTGTTAGGGGTCAGGCCGGTTGAGCCAAAACTGATCGACGACACATTAGTGACAGCAGCCTTTGTCGCAATGGTCTGCACTACGCCGGCATTGTCCTTGTAGAACAGCTTGCCGTCAGTAATGTTGATGGCCAGTTCACCATTAGCAAGATTGCCTGAGCTCGGCGTGGCCGCAGCAGTTGTCGAGAAATACAGTTGAATTGGGGTAAATCCTGCCTGTGACATTAGAAGGTCCCTCCTGAGATACCACCAGTTGCAGTTAATACCCCGGTGGACGGGTTAAAGGTTAATTTGGTCGATGTTACCTTCTGGGGAAGGTTGCCGGTATTAGAAGTCACCCACGTCGGGTACATCGTCGCGTTAGTCGTCGTATCGTCTGTGATAGCCGTGTTCGTCGCGTTAGTCGCCGTGCCAACAGACAACGCTGACTGATCCGACCACGTTGGAGTACCCGTTCCACCAGACAAAAGGACTTGATTCGTGGTGCCTGCCAGCGAGAACGCATACGCTGTTCCAGTACCGTAGGGAACCGCCCCTGCCGTCGGAGTCGCGTTGCTGTTCGTGCCACCCTGTGCAATCACTAGTTGGCCAGACGTCACCTGTGATGCAGCAATCGCAATTGAGGTATTCGACGCAGAAGTAATCTGACCTTGTGCGTTGATAGACAGAGTCGGCACCGTAGCCGCCCCACCGTAATTGCCAGAGGACACCCCGGTATTAGCGATGTTGAACGTATAGGCCGGAGATTCAGAGAGACCTGTACCGGCGGAGTACGTCAACGGAGCGCCAAATTGCGAGAACACAATTCCTGTCGTACCTACCGTGACGGGCAGCGGGGTCTGTTGAACCCACGACGTATTGGCCAGCGTCGACCCCGCGGTGATCAGGAAGAAGTCACCAGCATCAATCTGGTCAACCCCTGTACCTGCCGTATCGAAGTCAGTCGCTCGAGTCAGGATGAATGGGTTTGATCCATCACCGGCCTGCGTGACTACATACACACCGTTGTGCGCTTGGTTGGCTTGGTTCTTGACCAGAATACGGTTCGTAGCAACGACAGCAGTAGTGTCTACAGATAGAGCACCGTTAGCCGTTGCCGTGAGTGTCGCACCTACACCAGACGTGCCATTGTTATATGTGCAAGAGGGAAGTGCCGTCGTCGTTGCCAGACGACAGGATTGGTGGAAGTTAATCCCCGTTGCGATTGAGTCCGCATAGGTCTTGTTGACGATGTCATTGCCAGTTATCGGGGCTGTAGTAATCGTCCCCGAAGTCATGGTTACAGATGTAAACGTGCCCGCCGCCGGAGTCGTCGCACCCACCGTGGTGTTGTTGATTGCACCGCCAGTGATGGCCACACTGTTAGCACTCTGGGTAGACATTGTGCCCAGACCGGTAATGTCGGTATTCGGGATGGTTGCCGATGCGGTGAATGCGCTTGTACCAGAGCCCTTGACGTAGCCGGTGAGCGAATTGGCACCAGTACCACCATTCGCCACATTGAGCGTGCCAGAGAGCGTTATAGCGCCCCCTGTAGCCACGTTAGGCGTGAATCCTGTTGTGCCAGCAGAGAATGTCGTTACAGCGACCGACGTCAATGTCGTCCACTGGGGCGCGGTACCGCTAGACGTCATCACTTGATTGGCAGTGCCAATCGGCAATTTGGCGAATGTGTTACCAGCGGAGTAGTACAGCATGTCTCCCGCGGTATAAGACGACAGCCCAGTACCGCCATTAGTGGTAATCAGGGTGCCGGCAAACGTAATTGTGCCTGCCGAAGTGATTGGACCGCCAGACGTCGTTAGACCAGTCATACCACCGGACACATTGACCGATGTAACACCCGATCCGACCGTGATTGAGCCCCATGCGTTGTTGGCGTACCCTTCCAAGGTCGCCGTGTCGGTGTTGTATCGAATGGTGCCATTGGCCGGTGATACAGATCGCTGCCCCGTGCTACCGGATGGCAGCACAGTTCCTTCTGTGCCGGGTAATACTGGGTTGACCGCAATACCAATCTGAGGGTTGGCCAACAAACCCGCCCCGTCTGTGATTGAAATTTGGTTGGCAACCGCTGTAATGCTCCGCTGAGCAATCGTTGAGGGATCTACTGATACCAAGAACCCGCCGCCAGACAGGTTTGCAAGGGCTTCTGGTAGACCGGTGAGGGCAAACGTCGGGTTGCCAGACGCTCCATTACCGTTCGTGACCGTCAAACCGTTACCAGACGTGGCCAAAGATCGTGCAACGACCGTTGCAGAGTTGGTTTTAGAGATGAATCCGTTGCCGGCAATTTCTAGAGAGCCCGAAGCACCGTTCAGATTGAGCACTAGATTGCTCTGGGCGCCGTTATCGGTCAGCCCGAGGCCGGTCCCAACCGAGAAATACCGGCTATTCGGCAGCGTGGGCTCGTTATTGAGCGTCAGGAAGGTCTGGGTAAGACTTGGAGACGCTGCAATCGCTGCCGTCGTTGTGCGAACCGTTACGCCGTTCTGAACAACGGGGACGAGTTCGCTGCCGGTCAATACTCCGGCGGTTGGAAGCTGGGTTATGGTGACATTAGCCATCAGGGACTCACTGTCAGGTCGTCTAGGTTGCCGTTATTTTCCGGCGTTTGGGTATTCTGCTCCGGCGACACCACATAGTTGCCATATCCGCCGGTCGTCAAAGAATTCGGGTCGACCGCCACACTCACGTCAGGACGCGGGAACCGCAGAGCAATACGCTCAGTCTTCCGCGCAGGCAGGCGATACGGGTCAAACTGGTCAGCACACCCCTGATCACACACCATCAACCCGGGAAAGTTGGGATCTGACCGCAGGACAGCATGCGGGCGCTTCATCTTGCAGCGGTCGCAGACCGCAATCGCAATGTCTGAGTAGCCCCTAGTGTCTAGAAAGCGTGGCATGCATCACCTCGTATAGACACTGATGTTAGGCGAGAAGTAGATAGGCGACTTGTCGCGCTCTTCCGCCTCTGCCAGATTCAGATACTTGTCTGCCTGCGCCTCGAGGTACTGCACCCGATCCATACCAACCTGCGGCAACTCAAGGCTCATACGGTGAGCCAGCATCATGACTACTGCCTCATACCACCTTTGGGGGATCTCAAGCTCACCGCTCAGGTCACCGACGTCCATGATCTGGCGCGAGTACCAAATTACCATCTGGACAAACGGATCACTGGGCACAGGCCACAGATAAAGCTCCGACTGCGGGATGGTGCGGTTGAACCAGAACTGATACGGCTGGTTGGCCGTGAAGTTCTTGTTGGGCAGGTTCGTGTAGTCGTCTCGGTTCAGACGCGCCATAGTCACTTCGCGGCTGTTGTTGCCAACGTAGAACTCACGCAGCGCCAGTGTCGTACCGCTATAGGCACGCACCCGGTAATACTCCACAGACTGGCCGGGGTCGATGTCTGTCCAGACCCACTCGTTATCTGTGACAGTAACAGTACCCAGATTGTCGAGGGTGCTCCACGTCACACCGTCGACCGAATACTCTAGTATCAGGTTCCATGTGGCAGACCCGCCACCAGAGACATACGGCAGCAGGCCAATAGAGCCCGCATACACCGGATTATTAGTGCCGAAGAAGATTGAGATATTTCCGTTGGCCGAAGTCTGCTGACAGAAGGTATCAATGTCATTGTCGCCAGCGTTGGCCACCACACCGCCTGCGGACGACGTATATGATCCACTGGGACGGTTCATCGTGCGATACAGGGCATTCAGCACATCGTTGCCACCCAGCGGTAGCTTGTAGATGTACTTGTCGGCATTCACGCCGATGACCTTCTTCTCGATGGCCCAGTATTGGATGCCGATGTTGATCAGATTGGACAACAGGAAATACAGCGACTCTTTAGCCGACAGAACCTGCTCTGATGTCAATTCTTCGGCCAGCTTCCCGCATCGGCGGGCGCCGTGGTCAATCAGCTTTTGAACATTGATGACCGTGGTGCCAACAGTCCCTGAGTACGCCATTCATGTCTCCTACCAACCGGGGCAATTCCACCGCTTCATCGAGGCTCTTGCGCGACTTCCCTTCTCGCTCTTCTCAGCAACCGGACCCATACGAGCACAGAAAGAATCGCGCCTTGGACCACCTTCCGGCTGTGGGGCCTTCAGGTTCGATCCTGTCTCCCGATTGTACTTCTCCCGCCCCTTGGCAGTTAGACCAGCGCCACGATCAGCAGGAAGCTTCTCACCGCGGCCAATAGCCAGACTGGGGCCGCCGTCCTTCATCTTTTTGCCTGAATACAGCTTTTCTACAATTTTCAGTCTTTCCGGCTTAGTGGTTGCTTGGCTGACAATTTTCAAACGCTCTTGTTTGCTTTTGCCTTCTTCATAGAACCCAGCATTTTTCAAAGACTGGACTACTCCGCCGCCTTTCATCTTCTCCGGCAGCTTGCCGTAGGACTTGCTCTTGACGTTCGACTGCGTGTATTCGGCGGCCACCGATGGTTTAATCCCCACCTTCTTAGCAAAAGCGGGGTTGTTCTCTGCAGCCTTCATCAGCCGGAACTGAGACTTCGACTTGGCGGGCATGATCAGTCCGGGTTCTTAATGTAGATGCCTTCAAACTCAGCAGACACATTAGAAGCCCCTGCTGTAGCAATTGCTCTAACTTCAATGTCTGTCTTTTCAGCAAAAGCAATAGGAGTGTGCAGGTCAAGCACAAAGTCTCCACTGCCGGGTGTTCGTGTAGAACTTTGCTGTCTAAACACGCCACCAAATGGGCGTTGAATCAACTGGAAGTTTGTAAATGCGTTTGCAGTTGCGTTTCCAGAT